TGCCGATGAAAATCATACAAGTGCAGGCCAATTTCAGTATCAGCATGATTGATTTGTTTAAACATTGAGTCAATTAAGAAATGTGGTGCAGCTTGGGTATGTCCATCTATACGAATCAAATATTCATGCTTGTATTGATGTGGTTTATTTTTGCTTTCCTGGACTTCAAAAATATAGACGTGCTTATTTTCTTTTGATAAAACAGCTACTTTTATACCTACTGGAAGATATGATATAGAAGTCGTAATCTGCCTAACCAAACTGTCCTTTTCATACTGGTGATCATTCGGTTTCAATTCACCTTTAGCAATTTTGTACTTACTATTTGATGCTTTTTCTTCTCTGGGGGTTCCCCAAATTAAAACTCCACCTTCTGAATTTAGAAATCCGCAGATCGATTTTATTATCTTATCTACTAAAGTTGAATTGCAAGCTTTTTCCGAATCTTGGCCACTTTTAAATTCAATGTTAGTTGACTCGACGCGTTCAGCTTGAAAATATTCTTCAATATCTTCGAAACTTAGTTCTTGAATACTCTTACCGAAAAATTGTTTGCAATAATCTATCATAGTTAATTTGTTTTGGCTAAATCCGAATATACGGATTATCATACATTTTGCAAAAAGGGTATTCGCATAATAGTTTGATTATCCGATCGGATAACTTAGTATAATTTTGTGATTATAAGTTTTAAACGAGGCAGGTACGAAATAGCTACTCGGACTTGACTCACAATCACAAAATTATGTCACTTAAATCAAAGATTATCCCAAAATTGAAAGCTAAGGCAACCGCTGTGGGTGCCGCTAACCTTTCAAATGTCAGAATCAACGGACTAGCGGACAAGTTAGATGCAATCGTAACTAACGAAGACGATATCGACGGTGAGATAGACAAACTAGACCAAATTTTTAGTTTCAAGGAAATGGCCTCGCTGGATGATGCTAAACGCAATGCGGAAAGCAAAGCAGGGGAGGAAGATGACGCCGCAAAAGCTGCGCAAGCGAAAAAGGAAGCAGATGAGAAGGCCGCAGCGGAAGAAGCTGCTAAAGCTGCTGGAAAAACAGGTGATCAAGCACCTTCATGGTTCAATACTTACGTTGAAAACCAAAATAAGGTTATTGAAACCCTTACAAGCACTATTTCCTCAATTCAGAAAGGCACAGTTTCCCAAACTAGACGCCAACAACTTGAAGCCAAATTAGACAAAGCCCCAGAACGTTTTAAAACCCGTACTCTTCGTGATTTCGATATTTTGAAATTAGACAGCGACGATGACTTCAACAACTACTTAGCAAATATCGAGCAAGATGTTGCTGATGAAATTCAGGCGGCTTCAGATGCTGGTTTAGGTGCGGATGCTCCGTCTTTAGGTGGCAGAGGTGGTAAATTGAAGGATGACGAGGTGTCTCCTGCAATGAAAGAAATTATTAACCAGCGCGAGGCAGAAGCTAAGGCAAAAGCCGGTGCACAATAACCTTTTTAAATGGGATTACAAGGAGTAAAAAGATCAGGTACCCAAGGTTTCAATAAGGTCGTTTTCGAAAACGTAATTGATACTCTTCCCGGTGGAATGACGCTCGATGTAGCTAAAGCAGATTATCCTGATGGATATGTTCCAGAAGGCTCTTTGGTTGGTCGAGATGCATCTACTGGTATTGGAAAAGTATTGACTGCAGTCGATGGACCTATCAAACCGGTGGGTTTTACGCATAGGGCATCAGAGGTATCTGATGGTAATACCCTTGCAAACGGAGTAGTAATCAGTGGTACAGTAAGAATTAAAGCACTATCAGCAGGATTGCAAGCAATTGCTGCGGAGTTGGCTGAGGCTCTTCCAAGAATCACTTTTGTTTAATTAAAGTATAATCTATCAAATGATAAATGTACAAGAATTAGTGCCTGAATTCAGAAAAGCAGATGCACAAGCATACATTTCAACGTATCCTTTTGACGCTCTTCAATACCAGACGGCATTTCCTCTTCAGTACCAGCCAACGTTAAAATGGTCGGCTATTGAAGCTCAATTCGGCGCTAAGGTAATGGGTGCTGTTGTTGACTTCAATAGTGCATCACCACGTTTTGGTCGCAATCTCCCAACAACAATTAGCGGCGATATGCCAAAGATTGAAGGCGCGAGAGATAAAGTCGAAACAGACTTTAATACATTGCGAGAACTTGAAGATGCAGTTCGTCGTTTGCCAGCAGGACCTACGAGAAGGGAAGCCGCAAAACGTGTGTTGGACTGGCATTACGAAGATCAAGTTTTTGCTGTTAATCTGGTTGAAGCTCGTAATGAGTGGTTAGCGAAATGTATCGCTTCAACAGGTAAATACAGTCTGACTCAACTTAACAATGAGCAGGGTATTCAAACAACTACTGATGTTGATTTCGGTATCCCTTCAACAAACTTTGTTAATGCTACGAAGAATTGGACGGATCCGACGGCAGATATTGTCGGCGACCTTCGCAAGGTTAAGGCAATGGCCAAGTTAGCCAACTTGCCTGTTCCGCAGTTTGCATGGTGTGAGGAGTCAACTGTTGATTTAGTTGCTCAAAATGCTGGTATTCAAAAGTTCACAGCTACTTATGTCGCAAATGCTTTGGGCTTACAACAAGAGCCAGGATTAGAGGAAATCAATAGAGCGTTGCGTTCTAAAGGTTTGCCGATCTTTAAAATCTGGAAATCAGAAATGGTTCAAGAGTCAAAAAATGGGACACAAACTGTTGTTACAGGCTGGGCTCCTGGAAACGTAACTTTCTCGGTTACTGAGCAGCTTGGAAATACACAACATACGACTTCTGCTGATGAGTATGTAGAAGCAGGCGTAGCGACAAAAACGAAATCGGGTATTGTATTAATCAAAACTTGGGGCATTGAAGATCCTATCACTGTGGTGACAAAAGGAACTGCTTACTGTACACCAGTATTGAACAATGCAAAATCTATTTTCATTCTAAAAACTATTTTACCAGGTGGATAATATGTCGGCTGAAGGAACTAAAGTTGAGGGTGCTGGGGCAAATGCTCCAGCCGCATCTCCTAAAGTAGGAGGAACTCAAGGCGGAGAGCAACCGTCGGACAACCAAAATGCTAAACTGATCGAAGATCTTCAAAAGGAGAATGGTGAATTAAAAGCCGAATCCGCTAAGAAGGATGAAAAGATTGCCGCTTTAGATGCTGAAATCAAGAAGCTCAAAGAAGATCTTGCTAAGAAGGGAAAAGGCAAAGCAGAGAAATCTGAGCCCAAATTCTTAGTTGTCGATCCTTTCCGTGGCAACACGAAGAAAGATGACGGTGAAGTCTATGATCGTGGCGCCGATGTTTCTCATTTCGATGAGGACCGTTTGGCAAATCTTATAGATCGAGGTTTAGTAAAAAAATCGTAGATAAAATCTGATCATGAATAATAAAGAAACCCTGCAATTTGAATTCGGTCAAAAGGTCCCGGACGGAGTATTATCAACTCAGCTAAAAAAGGCAGGATTGAATCCTGACGATGAATTTGATCCTACTACCGGGGAAAATAGTAAGATGATGGATCTAGCTCTTGCAGGGCTTCTTTTTTGGATTTGTACGAGCCGAAAGTCAATCAAAGAACTTGATTTTCAAGTTACTCAGAGCGATGTTGATGATTGGTTAAAGCTTCGCTCTATTCTGCTAAAACGTTGGGATGTTCCCAATGAACTAGATAATGATCCTGTCATTGAAAGCATGTCTGACCTATGGTAGATTTTGAACAATATCCTGATACTTTGAAGTATGTTGATCTTGGTGGAAATTCTGTTGAGGTTAATTGCCGTTTTAAGCCTAGCTATGGCGGCCGTTATTTTATTGGTCAGGATGGTAACAAGATCTTGTTTCAGTATGATATAGCATTCCCTGAAGGGACAGAGCCTATACCAACCGCAACATTGATTGATGCTTTTGATCGATCAGGATACCCGTTCGTAAGTCAGCAGGAATTAATGGAGTTTCATATTGGGCAGTTACATTGCTTCGGGAGGATTTAGGATGAAGATAGGATTAGAGATTGTGACTAATATGAATGTTTTGGCGAAAGAGATACAGAAAGAGATTGATGTTGAGACATTGAAACACCTTATCAAGGTCCTAAGTGTGGGGGTTGAAAAAGTGAGGAAGAAGATGGAGACAAAGCCGTATGAGGATCATACAGGAAATCTTAACAGCTCAACAGGATTTATAATTTACCGTGACGGCAAAGTCGTCCATCGTGATTTTAGGGAAAGTGCAAAAGGGACGGACAAGGCTACAGGATTGAAGGAAGGAATTTCTCTTGCTCTGGCAGAGCTAAGAGAATCGAGTGGCTGGGGAGTGGTCCTAATGTCGGGAATGGATTATGCAAGCTGGGTGCAGGGT